AAGTTTGTAGCAGATTATGGTACAACATATGAAGCTGTTGATCCTGTTAGTAGAAAGAATATTGAAGTTACCATGATTTATGATATGGTATCCAACCTTACAACTATGTATATTGATAATGGTCCATTTGCTCCTCTTGCAGGTACATATAATGGATTCCAGCTTGCTAGTGCAATTCCTGGTACTATCAATTTTACACCTATAATTACACCTACTTCTAATCAGAAGGAGGCTATTGATGATATTAGACTTAATTATGCTATCTTTGAAGACGAAGATACTTGTGTAGTGCAGTCTAATTATACATCACAGAGTGCTAATACTCAGCTTAGTTACATTAACAACGTTCTGGCTATCCAGGAAGTTGCAAGAGTTGTTAGAGCAGCTTGTCCTCGTAACAGATTCAGACTTATTACTGGTTCTGATATGTCAGAGTATGCTACAGCAGTTTCAAGAGTTCTTCAGAGTTATAATTCATACTTTGAAGTACTTGAGTTCCAGTATACTCAGGACAATCTTAGAAGTGTTCAGAAGATATTCTATGCTTCAATTAACTTCTCATTTAATAACTGGGCTCAGACAGAGATCTTTGATCTTTATGCACTTGCAAATACTACTCAGACGAGTGTTAATAGCTAAGGAAAGGAGGACAAAATAAATGGCTAGTAATTTAGATATTACAAGTACAAGTACTATTTTTAATAGTAATACTATTAACCCTAGAGATCTGACCATGTTTAACGCTTATCGTGGCGTTACTGACTTTACAAACATTAATCAGTTTAGTCAGTATGAATCAGGTTATCAAGCACTTTTTGTTCTTCAGATGCCTTGGTTTATGGAAAAGCTTGAACCAACTCTTACTGAGTCTTTTAGACATATGCTTGAATATGAGTTTAGAGGTCTTGATGGACTTCCAGATGTAACAGCTGATACAATGGAAATTACAGATGGTATTAATACACAGAGACTTATTAATAAGGTTACTTATGATACATCTGTTACAGTTAGTTCATCATACTTTGAAAAGACTGGTTCTCTTATTACTAGATGGAGTGAACTTTATCTTACAGGTATTAAGGATAAGAATTCTCAGGCTAAGACATATCATGGACTTATTAAGAACGGTAAGTGTATGGACCCAGGTCCTGATAAGGAAATCTTTACAATGCTTTATGTAGTTACAGATGCAACTATGTACAGACTTGAAAGAGCTGTTCTTCTTGCAAACTGCCAGCTTACAAAGGCTGAAACTTCTATGTACAATGGTAATAGAAATGATATTAATAATAAGGAATTATCTATTGAATGGAACTGTTTTCCTATTATGAATAATGCTGTTGATGCTGCTGCAAGAAAGGTTCTTGAGAAGGTTAATGGTATCAAGATCAATTACGTTAAGAGTAATAACGATGGAGGTCTCATTCAGAGTACAGCTCTTAATGTTACTGATGCTGATAGAAATACATCTGGTGGAAGCGGAAAGATCATTTACAGTGAACTTGATTCTACTGAATATGAATATGGTATTGCTTCAACCCCATCATTTGCTGCCGGAAGCAGTAATGCTAACGGTGGTAAGATTACAGGTGGCGGAATGATTAATCCTACAGATCTTGGTCAGTACTTTACTGGCGCTAAGAAGTAAATAATATATCAGGTAGAGGTTGAAATATACCTCTACCTTTTATTTTTAATATTTTTCACTCTAGATTAATAAGGAAAACCTTTAAAAAGGAGGTATTTTAAAGATCATGAGTAAAAATATATTTTGTATAACAGGAGAGTCAGGGTCTGGTAAATCTTATTATGCTAATAGTATAATTTTAGATAAAAAGTTTATGAGAAAAGCTAAATTAGAACCTTTAATTTATGGTACAACTAGAGCAGCTAGAAGTACAGAAAAGGATGGAATAGATTATAATTTTATTTCTATAGAAGAATATAATAATATTGATCAAAATGACTTAATAGAATCTCGTACATATAATACAATTAATGGTAAGAAATATTACTTTACTAAAAGAGAATATATTGAAAATTCTAAAACTAATTTAATATGTACTTCTTCTTTATATCAATATGAATCTTATAGAGATTGGGTTAATAGAGAAAATATAAAGAAACATGGAAGTTATAATTTATATCTTATTATATTAAATGCAAAAGTAAGAAATAGATTAACAAGAATAATAGAGAGAAGATGTGAAAATGATAATGATATATATGAGGCTTGTAGAAGAATTGTAGAAGAAAAAGCTGAATTTGATCAAGTTAAATCTAGAGTTCCAGAATTAATGGACCCATTGACATATAATACAGTACTTTATGTAAATACTGATAATATATCTCATGAATTTAATGAAGCTAATTTGAATAAAATTAAGCAATTTATTATGTCGAAAAACACATCTAAGTAATCACTATAAAGGAGGAAAGTTCGATGGCAAATGGAGATAATAATTCTATTTCTGCCCCTTCTAGAAAGGTAAAGAAACAGTTAGATATTATTTCTAAAAAAATGGATGGTCTATATAAAGATACTTATATTACTAGACCAGATAATAGAAATAATTTAGATACTGTAATGGATGATTTGGACGTTGCTATAAATAGAATTGCTTCTGTAGACAATGATAATATTGCTACAATGTCTGAATTGATTAGAAGATTAGATAAGAAGAATACTACAAATATTAATGAATTTAATTTGAAGCTTAATGATTTATTTAATAATAATAATCTTATTGGTGAATTATTTGCTAATACTGATATGTATAAATATATTGCTTCAGAAAATTATAATTATGATATGATTTGTAAGTATCTTCCAAAGCTTAATATAGCTCTAGAAATAATGAGGGATAATGTATTATCATCAGATAACTTTGCTAATAAATTTCTTAATCCTAAATCTGTATATTCTTCCAAAGAAGAAGTTGCTCTGTTTACTGCTAATAGCGAAAGATTGGAAAAAAGATATGATTTATCTACATTTCTTTCAGATTTATATTTTGATACATCAAAATATGGTGAAACTTTTGTATATCTGGTACCTTATACTAAAGCATTTGAAAGATTACTTACCACAGCAAAGTATCGTGCTAATGGAATGAATTCACGAGCTACCACAATTAGTTATTATGAATCTTCAGATAAGTTTTGGCAAGATAAAGAATCTGTAGTATGTTTAGAGGATGGATTTGCTGAAACATCAGATTATAAGAAATATTTAAATAATATTAATGATTCTTCTTCTATTGTAGAAACTATTGATTCTACTGGAAATACTAATAAGTTTAAAGGATCAGCTATAAGACTTCATTTTAATTATTCTGGTGTAGCATTAAATCCAGTTAATGAAATAGCTGTATCTGAACATTCTGTTCAAAATATCAGAGAAGCAGTATCTAATATATTTACAGAATCTGGAGTTAGAAAAACAGAAGGACGTCTTGCTAGTGAATATGATAAGATTTCTCAAGCTGCTTATAATAAAGATGGACTTATTGTAGATAATATGGATAAAGATATTAAGATAGATAAAAATATCAATGGTTCTGTATTAGAAATGATTCCTAGAGAAGATATTATTCCGGTATATATTGGAAATGCTTGTCTTGGTTATTATTATCTTGAAATTAAAGAAGATAAAGATAAATGTGGATATTGTGGTGGACATCATATGACGCCCATGATATCCAATGCAGCTAATCATCAATATGAGATGTCAGCAGATCAAGAAGAATTGGCAATAAGATACATTTCATCTAAAATATCTCAATCTATAGATTCTAAATTTATTAATGCTAACAAAGATCTTAAAGAAGAAATTTATGCAGTATTAAGATATAATGAAAAATTTGATATTGCTAGAACTAATGATATTGGAGTTACATTTATTCCGGCAGAAGATATGATTCATTGCTATTTTAAGATGGATAAAGATACACATCGAGGAATATCTGATCTTAGAGATTCATTGGTACCAGCAATGCTTTATATTCTTCTTTATCTTTCTGATATTATTGGAAAGATTACTAGAGGAACAGATAAGAGAGTATATTATGTAAAGCAAAATGTAGAACAAAATGTTGCTCGTACAATGATGAATGTTGTTAACCAGATTAAGAAGGGAAACATGGGAATGCGCCAAATTGAGTCTATGAATAATATACTCAATATTGTCGGTAAATATAATGATTATATTATTCCTCTCGGACCTTCTGGTGATCCACCAATTCAGTTTGATGTTATGCAAGGTCAGCAGATTGATACTCCTACAGATCTTATGGATAAAATGGAGGAGCTTGCAATAAATTCTACTGGAACTCCATTTGAAATGGTTAACTCTACATTCCAGCAGGATTTTGCTATAAGATTTTCTATGTCAAATACTAGATTCCTTAAAATGGTATATGAAAGACAAAGAAGAACTTCAGAATTATTCTCATTAATATTTACTAGATTATATAATAATGAATTCAATGAGCAATATTCTGAAATTAAAATTCAATTACCACCACCTGTATATCTTACTATGACTAATAATCAACAGCTTCTTGATAATGTTAGTCAGATGGCTGATAAGATAATTGAATTTGAATTAACTGATGCTGAAGATGAAGTTAAATCTGAATTCAAAAAGCTATATATTAGAAATACACTTGGTACATATATTGATTATTCATTTATTGATCAAATATTAGAAACTGCAAAAGTTAATGTGCAATCTAATAAACCACCTGCTACAGAAGATGGAGAATATTCTGCAGATGATATGATGGATGATGGTGGATATTAATTCTTTTAACATATAAATATTCCTTATAAATACCTTGTATTTTGAGAATCCTATGGAACTCGCATCCATAGGATTTTCTACTTTATAAAAAATAAACACCTTCACCACAGAAAAGTAATGAAGGTGTTTATAAAGAAGGAAATCTCTAGTACTGAGATACATTAATTATTTTTAGGAAAATCTTTATATCTTAGAGACATATAGTCATCATAAGATATTCCAAGACTCATAGCTAACAGCATATTGCCAGTAGCTACAGCTATATATTGATCTTTAGTGAGACCAATAAATCCTGGGAATTTCCCGTTACGATATCGGAATGGAAATTTATATTCGTCAATCATAAATTAATGTCCTCCTTTCTAGATGATTTTTCTTGATATATAATAAACGCCATTATTATATATCATCTTTATAATATCTAATTAAACTTCATTAATTTAACAAAAGAATTCCCTATAGATGAAAATCTATAGGGATTTTCTCTTGAATAATTATAAATATATAAAACTTTACTATAAATATAGTCAAATAACTCAGAAAGGAGGAAATTTTGAATGGCTGTAATGACTCAGATAAATCAGCAACGATTTGTCTATATACATATGGAAACAAATAACCAGAGTTTTCTAGATATGCACCATTATCTTAAAGCTATCGGAGTTCAGAATAATGATTTCTTTTTAGCTTTATTAGATGCAGGATTAGCTGGAGTTGATCCTAGAGATCCTAATCTTTCATCATCAATGAAAGCTAGAATTTTGATGGAATGTAAAAATAACTATTGGTATTTCCTCCGTACCATTGTTAAAATTCCTGATCAGGGTGGTAGTGTCAATTCTGGTAAACAATATAAACTACATCGTGGAAATTTAGCAATGAATTTTTTATTTATGCTTAATTTCAATCAGTTTGTAGAAATGCCTCGACAGCATGGTAAAACTATTGCTGCTTTGGTTAGATATTTATGGATATATAACTTTGGTACTTCTAACTCTGAAATTATGTTTATGCATAAAGATCATAATGGTTCTAAAAATAACTTAAAGACATTAAAAACTATTAGAGATGCTTTACCTAGTTATTTACAAATGTCTTCTATGACTGGAGCTGATGGCAAGAAATTAAAAGTTCCTAATACTGTGGTAACTATACAGCATCCTTATAATAATAATAAAATTAATACTTATCCTAGTGCTAGATCCAAAGAATCTGCAGATAACCTGGGAAGAGGTGCTACAATTCCATTACAATATTATGACGAGTTTGCTTTCATGCCTTATAATAATATTGTATATAAAGCAGCTGTACCAGCATTCTCCACAGCATCAGAAAATGCTAGAAAAAATGGTGCACCTTATGGAATACTTCTTACAACAACACCTGGAGATCTCACTAACGATTCTGGTGTATTTGCATTTGAACTTAGAAATTCTGGTATTAGATGGACAGAAA